CAGCAGCAGCCTTCTCAGCAGCGACCTTCTCAGCAGCGGCCTTCTCAGCAGCGGCCTTCTCAGCAGCGGCCTTCTCAGCAGCGGCCTTCTCAGCAGCGGCCTTCTCAGCAGCGACCTTCTCAGCAGCGGCCTTCTCAGCAGCAGCCTTCTCAGCGGCAGCCTTCTCAGTGGCAGCCTTCTCAGCAGCGGCCTTCTCAGCGGCAGCCTTCTCAGCAGCGGCCTTATCCACAGCAATGCGCTTAGCTTGTTCGTTAGTATTACGTGGTCTTCCACGTCCTGACATTAAAAAATTCACCATTATGTATTAAATATACATAATGGGTAGAAATTTCTAAATATGAATAAACACTTTGTAAATATGTAACTAGTAATTACTTATTATTAGTTCCAGTATCTAATGTACCGATAGCACAGATAAATGGGTCATTTAATTCAAACCGAATGCCGATAATTTTTGTTGTCACGATACTGTTTTCTTCAATAGCTCCGAATTGTTTGTTTGTAAAATGATGGTCTCTAGCGATGAATACAGTAACCGGCATATTACCTTCAGTATCGATAACCTCCCCGTGTATTCCAGCCTTTGTAAGTGTCTTAACCTTACAATCGATAACCATATCTTCTACGGGGTGGCAGACCATACATTCAAATACAGTTTGAAACTCAATCTTTTCGTTATTTACAACACCAGCAGAATAGGTATTAACTCTGACTGAATTCGGTTTAATATACCCATCTTGAGTGCATTTACCTTCAATACAATGCGATATGCTTCGTTCTAAATTCTGTTTTATATTTTGACCGACTTGGTCCATTGTTAGAAACACTTTTCTAGTAAGCATTTCATTAGAATACACACCTTGCATTTTTTGCTGTTTATCCATAGTTACTAATATATGAATATATTATCTTTTATGTAGTTTTGTTTCAATATAGGAATTTCAATTTTTCATATATTGAAGTAATTATTTTCGCGATTTTCCAATGAATGTATCTACATTTTTGTTGCGTATAACAGTATCAAAAAACCATCGTTTTCCGTTAAACCTTTCTTCATCAAGTTTTCTGAATATAAGTTCAAAGATAACACACGTCCCTTGTTTTTTAATTTTATCATAATTAATATCTAAGGTAATAGGTAGGTCATTAAGTTTTTTGATAACATCATTTTTACCAGCAATATTACAGTTAAATCCACTGATATTTCTTTGTGTTCCAGTCATAGTGCGTGTTTTAAAAAGGATATTTTTCTTATTGTCTTTATCAATAAATCCGAATATTGGTTTATTTACATTTTCTGTTGTAACGATGAAATCTCGTAAGTTTGATTTATATTTACCAATATTGTCGCTTTCTACTTTATTCCATATAGGAGTATTATCGGTATTTAAAGTGTATATTTGAAAAGGTTGCTTATTATTTAATGAATCAATCAAAATAATAGTGTTATTGTCAGCGATAAGGTTGTTATAATAATCTTTAATAATCTTGTCATCATTTGATAAATCAATATCTTCTTGGAATACGTGATTAATAATAGTAACTTTATCTTGTATAGGTAGCAAATCTAGAAAGTGATGTATAACGTATTTATCAAGTTGGTTTTGAGTGAAGTTATTATCGATAAGATTTGTAGAAACAGTGCTGAAATGTTTATACCAGTCATTATCTCCTGACTTAATATTTTGAGTGGTAGTAGTTTTAATAACATTTTCAGTAAGCGATAGAATAAGTGTTTTATAATCAGTTAATGTAGGTTCTACTATGTCATCTATTTTCTGAATATCTTGTTTAATAGGTAATTCCAAATCAAGTGATTTTGGTTTGAATGAGATAGGTATGGAGCGTTCAATTAAAGACGCATATTCGTCAGTAATTTCCATAGGCTGAAAGATATAGTATTTATCTTTGTTAATTAAGTATCCATTTCTTCCGTATTTATCTACTATTACTTCATTTTTATTATTAACAAATCTGGTAAGCGCGAAATCAATTTGTTCTTTTGGGTATTTTTTGATTATGTTGATGGAGTTAATTAGGTCAGTGCGTGTGTAAAAAAATTGTTCTTTAAATAAATTTCGTAGTCGTTTAATGATAGCAGAGAACCCGATACGTGTGAAATCTTCACTGTAAGTATGGTTGACAATATCTTGATTGTTAATATCATTATTAGGGTAGCATTTATAATCGCAATTATCCATATAGTCACATACAGCTGTAAATGGTTTATCCCCAATTTGAAACGGTATTTCGGTGTTAGAATTGCTGGGTAATCTTATCATAATATTTTGATTTTGAACGAGTTGAGTTAGCTTATCAATTGTAAAATTGGTCTGTTCTATGTTTAATTGACAATCAACAGAGATTTCTTTCATAACACGTGACACATTTCCAATTAATTCCGCTTTTTTTTCAGCAAATCGATATACATATAAGTCAGCAGGTTCTTCTTGTTGTTCTGATATAGGGTAGGTAGCGTGTAAGTATATTTCTACATTACGTTCTTCGAAAGGTAAATCGCAGTGACTTAGATTGCGTACACCACGTCCAATAATTTGTTCTGGGCGATTCATATTGTACCAAGGTTCCATAATGTGTACTTGACGGATGTTTTTAAAATCCAAACCTTCAGCTGCTGCTTTTGTAATAAGAATAACTTTAACATTTTCACCATTTTTATTGTCAGTATTTGTAATGTATTTAATATCACCGAGATTGTCTGGTGAGAATAGTTTATCTCCAGTAATCATAACGTATTTTGCTTGTTTAAACTTGTTCTTTACTTTTGATTTTGGTTTCATTGATATAGAATCAATCGGTTCGGTTGGAGGTTCTGAAAATAAAGGTTTTGTAGAAGCTGCACTTCCATATCGCGTAAAGCCTAATTCTTCTAATGCGAGGGCAATAGGAACAACTCCGCCATCGATATATTGAGAATACACGATACTAATACCTTTAGATTTGAGAATGGTATTACAAATGGAAGAAATTTTACCACTATAATTAGTAATGACATTGGGGCTGAAGATGCGTCCATATTTGTCTAACGTTTCTGGTTTGTATTGAAAATTGTAACGTACCTGGTCTGTTGTTTTATAAGTCATAACATTCATAAGTCCATTTTTACCAACTATTCGTTTCACAATATCTTCTTGATTCATTGTGGAAGTTTCTCCGTTGATTATTTTATCAAATTCTTTATTTGGATATACAATATCTAACGATTGTAGTGGGCGTTCTAAGTAAGTATATCCAAACGATTCCATGTTCTCAAATGTAGGTATTTGATGTTCGGTATCATTACCATCTTGGGTTTTTAGATTCGACAGGTTTCTGATATTTTCAATAATGTAATTATATCCTTTTAATTGATAGTCCCCAGGTGTATTCATATATACGGGGATGTGTTTTAATGTTTCTTTTATTTCGCGGTTATTCATTTGTTTAGTTGGATAGTTCTCAATATCTAATACCCTCGTATTATCAAATGTTTCAGGGTAGATACGATAAGGGAATGAATATGGGTTTTCTCCACGAACAAATGAAACATATCCGGTCAACTTACGCATAAGCAATTCTTTACCACCTTCTATCGCATTACCATTATTGTTGGTAGATGGTTCAATAAAATTACCACTCTTATCGAAAATATCGGATTCCGTTATGGTGCTACGGTTATCATTCACATTCATAATGTTAGTAATCCATATTATTTCCTTATAGCTATTATACATAGGGGTAGCAGATAGCAAGAGAAGGCGCATATTATTGGCATATTTACATACACTTAATAATAATGCTGATGTTTTCTTCTTATCTTTATTGTCGTCACCCTGACGAATATTGTGAACCTCATCAATAATTATAAGGCGGTTATCGAAATATTTCTGTATCATTTTTTGTTTATATTCCTTGCGTTGTGATTGAGTGTAGTTAACATTATCAGGTGGGACTGTTTTATTTTGTATATAATGTGATAGTTCAGTGTAACCCACAAACGAATAATACTTATTAATAAGAGAATTTACAAGTGATGTTATTTTATCTTTGGAAATACCCTTTAAATTTGTAGGGTTAATCTCTTTTAATAAAGAATTTCCAACACACGTGTTTATATTCCATTGTTCTCCATCTAATTTTAGCTTTCGTTCATCAAATAGTTGAAGACGAAAGTTATTTTGAACGTTTGGTGACGCAACAATTAGTATTTTCTGTTTTACTCCAACTTGTTTCATAAAAATACGCATCTCTTCGGCAATTCCGATAGCACTGCAAGTTTTACCAGTTCCCAACCCGTGATATAATAAAAGAGAGTTGTATGGCGTTTGTAATGAAAGAAAATTTTTGACGAACATTTGATGTGGTAACAATTCAAAGTCAGCTTTACATAGTATTTCCGCTTGTTTTTTTATATCTCTAACTTTACCGTCAACCCGTGTGTCATTAAATTCTTTTCTTAGAGCTATTTTGGTGTTGAAATTTGGGTCGTTTAATTGTGGATAAAGGAAATCATACGAGTTATCATCATCTTCATATTCGAGTTTTTCTTTATTAGATAGATATTGATTATATTCTTTAGAATCTGGGTCACTTGGTTCTACGCCAATCTTATTTTGTATACCCTGTGTATCTGAAGTTATTTCTATATTGTTGATTGGTTCAGATTCAGGTTCAGGTTCAGGTTCTGGTTCAGGTTCAGGTTCAGGTTCAGGTTCAGGTTCAGGTTCAGGTTCAGGTTCTGGTTCTGGTTGAGGTTGAGGTTGAGGTTGAGGTTGAGGTTGAGGTTGAGGTTGAGGTTGAGGTTCAGGTTGAGGTTGAGGTTGAGATTCAGGTTCAGTATTTTTATTATTCTCTAAGCATATAATCAACCGTATTAATTCATCAATCATTCGTGCACCTAATATTTGATTTTTATGAATTCCTCGTTCTTCTCCAATTAGGTCAGATACCATATTTCTTAAATCTTTGGTTTTAAGTTTACGCTTAGTAACTTGTTCTTTCAATTCATTCATTCTCTCTATTTGTTGTGTGGTTGTAGGCTCATAATTTTTAGAACAATTACTATCAGTAGTAGTCGCCTTTGCTTTTTTTATAATATGAGGTAAACATTTTTCTTGAGTGGTATTCCAACGGGACCCCTTAGGACATCGTTTACGTGTTTTATTTTTAGGTAAGGGCTTATTTTTGGAGGTGTTATCCATAATTTGATGATACTCTATATGTATTAAAATATATATAGATAAAAAGGTGAGTGTTTTAACAATAGCATGATATACTATATTTTGAGAGTGTATTATGTATTTTAGTAAGCATAGATTGTTTTTCTAAATTATATTTACGAATAGATGTCATGCAGTTTTCAAATGTCTTCCATTCCATTTTACTAACTTCAGTTTTTTCATAATTATCCATATTAATAGGTTTATTATTGTCAATGTATGTAATAAAATATCTGTGTGTGTAAGATTTATAGTTTGACCCGGTGAAAATCTCTTCAAATGGGAACAAGTTCTCGAGTAATTTGATAGACTTCATATTGATGCCTGTTTCTTCATTAAATTCTCTTAAAGCACAATTTAAGTCTGTTTCATTAAAGTTGCGTCTGCCTTTGGGAAACCCCCATTCTGGTTCGTCCCAACTTGTATATTGGTTACATTCAATAATCATTTCGTTTAAAGAGAAACTTTTATTTTTATAATGAACGCCAAGTTTCAACTGATTGAATTTATTTCTGGATGAAGTTTCTTCATTTTTATATTGATTTATTGCGTTGTTATTGCCCCATATATCACTCCATATTTGGTTAAACGTCCATGTATTAAGTTTATGTTTCTCAAGTGTCGTCATTTGCTTTAGCATATTCATAATATAGTCTTTATTCGTTAATGAGTATTTTCCACGCATAAAGTCAATAAATCCCAATGTGTCTTTACGTCGTATCATTAAATATTCAATATTGGTGTCTTTAATGCGAAAAGCAATAGCCCCTAAACTGGTAATAGGTAATTTACATTGGTTATAATTATGTCCGTATTTTCCACAGTTATTGCAATAGTTATCTGACATGTTATTATTTATGTTATACAATCTTTACACCCTTTTTGTAAAATGTTTGTTGTAATCGCAAGAAATAAATATTGCTAACGTGTATACAAAATGATATTTCACCCTGAAGTATGGGGGCCTCATTATTGGTTTTTCTTACATACAGTAGCCGAGTCTTATCCCAAAACTCCGAATGATGTAACAAAGAAGAAATATTATGATTTTATTCAGAATGTGCCGTTATTTATACCAATTGAGGAAATGGGAAATAAGTTTAGTGAAATGTTAGATAAGTATCCAGTATCACCTTATTTAGATAATCGCGACTCGTTTGTGAGATGGGTCCATTTCATTCATAATAAATTTAATGTGATGTTGGGTAAAGAAGAAATCTCATTACCTAAAGCGCTTGCCAAATATCGAGCTGAGTATTTACCAAAACCAGTGTATATAAGCAGTAAGTTAAATTTAAATAAACATTATATTCATTTAGCGCTAATATTGATATGTGCGTTCTTAATTTATGTATATTACGAATAACGAAAATTTATACAGACAATATAAGAAGAAACTATATTATAAAGAATGCGATTTGAATTAGTAATCATACTTATAGCCGGATTTTGTATGGCAAATATTTACACTGATGGTAAGTATATGAATTTATTATTATCATGGAAAAAATATTATCAGATGGCTGGTATAGGTTTCGGTGCGTTAATGTTTTATATTTTAATAAAGAAGAATCCTTTACGCGCTCGTGAGATAGTAACCACATCTGGCGATTATATAAAATATTTACCAATAGATAAGAACGCGTCTAATATAATTTCCCCTATATTGGATTTCACTACAAAGCAAGGTTTTGTTTCGGGTAATGACAATAATCCAATGATGAATTTCTCTAATCCGTCTCAAGTATCTGAAGATAGAATAATGAATTCGGGAAAAAAATCAACAAAGCGTTCAGTTAGTGAAACCAAAAAGAAATTCGTAGCATCGCGTCAAAATTGGAAATGTGGCGATTGTCAAAATCAATTAACGGCTTGGTTTGAAGTAGATCATGTGGTTAGATTAGAATATGGCGGAAGTAATCATGTAGATAATTTAGTTGCTTTATGTCGTGAATGTCATGGAAAGAAAACAACAATGGAGAACTTGTAATATGTATACCTGGAATATTTATTATATGTATAGTGTATAATAAATATGGACTTATCGAACGGAACCAATATGATACCAATATTGAAATATATAATAACATTTGGATTTCTGATTTATTTTGTAATAACACTAATGCGGTCATCGGAAGACCCATTATCATTAACCAGTGATTATAATAATTATTTATTCCCATTAGTAATAGGATTAATAGTTTTAATACCTACGGTTTTTTTAGGAAAAGAGTCATTGAATAACAGTTATTATGTTGGGATGATTATAGGAACAATAGTAGCTCTATTTGGAACTGTATTCTATTTTTATTCAAATATAAATGATTCCGCTTTTTCACTAGCAAATTACATAATATCAGGCGTAGTATCACTAGGTATATTAATAGGATTAGCAATCGTATTTTACTTTTACAGTAGTTATTTAAAAAGGCAAGAAGGATGGGGAGGTTTTTTCGTGCATTTTCTTTTTTATGTTCCTTGTCTAATTTTAGACTTCTATAATTACATAAGACGAGAACTAGAACTAACAACAAATGTCGTCTATTATCTTTTTATAACCGAGGTAGTTTTGATATTCCTCTATAATTATATACCAACAATTGTATCAAAACTTAGTTTAAAACAAGGAACGCCATTACTGGAAGGGACTGCGTTTCTAGATATAGAAAAACCATTGATTTCCAGTTATGATTTAAAACTAACAGCCGAAAAAGATGATATAAATTCCCCGGTAGTATACCGTAAAAATTATAGCTTATCAATGTGGATAATGGTAAACACCCATTCCGAAAATAAGGTTTCGTATGCGAATGAAACCCCTATATTTAATTATGGCAATGGTATTCCTAAGATAACCTATGTTAAAAAGGAACCTCATAATAATAAAGAAATATTAAAAGTGTATTTTACCAATAGTGAAGATAACAATAGTAGCTATACAGTAGAAATAGATACTCAAAAATGGAACCAATTTGTATTTAACTATACCGCAAACTCAGTAGATTTGTTTTTGAATGGTGCCTTAGAAAAAACATTTAGATTCGACCATAATAATCCCCCCATACATACTGCGAATGATATGGTAGTTATTGGGTCAAATGATGGGTTGGATGGTGCGATTAGTAATATTCGTTATTATGTAGGTAATTTATCACGTTCACAAGTAACAAGTTCTTATAATTTATTGATGAAAAAAAACCCTCCGGTGAATAATTTATAGATGTAAAGTATATAATGGATACAATTACCATAATTCTGATAGTAGCTATTTTAGTATTGTTATATGTACTATATACTTACTTTACCGATAGTTCATCTGAATTAGTGCAAACCGCTAGCCTATTGACACCAGTTTCAGCTATTACAACTATTAGTGGTCCAACAAATACTCGTTATGGACATTCCGCATGGATATATGTAAACACTTGGGATAACAATGCTGACAAAACTATATTCTCCCGTGGCAATAATTTTAAGCTATATTTAGATAAAAATTCTCCAGTCTTAAAATTAGACGTTAAAATGAATGATGATACTGACGAAACAATGATAATTACTAATAATTTTCCTCTTCAAAAGTGGGTAAATATAACAATCAGTATGGATAATCAATTTGCCGATGCGTATCTTGATGGTAAATTAGTGCGTTCCCAACGATTCTTCAAGAATATCGAAAACAGTGGTAGTGCTATCCCTATCGTACCTCCTGGTAAAGAAACGCCTTTATATTTAGGGAATATCACCGGAAATTTTGACGCATATGCTACTCTATTTAAACGATGGACGACCCCAGTTGACCCTGAAACAGCGTGGGATATTTATATGAAAGGTAATGGCTCTAGTAAGATGGCTTCGGCATTGAACGATATAGGTATTGATTTATCAATATTACAGAATAATGAAGAAATTAAAAAGGTCTCCTTGATGTAAACAAAAATGTTTTATATATCTAGTATATAATATATAAAATAGAATGAATTTCCAACAAACAGCTAATACAAATACTGGCCCATTAGATACATTTAACCAAAGTATTCAAAGTGGTATCCAAGTAGCAAGTGATGGATTCGACCAAGCTAAGGGAACACTCACTGATAAATTTGATGAATTTTCAACGGAAACAGCTGTTGGTGTTGGTGCTACAACTGGTTTCTTATATTCGAATACTATAATCGCAAAATTTGCCTTTATTATTTTGGTCTTAATTGTGTTCTTGTTTTTAATGAATTTGGGTATAAGTATGATAAGTTATTTTACAAGACCAAGTGATACACCTTATCTAATTGATGGTATGATTGATGGTACAAATAATATGATAATTTCTCAAGACCCCAAGAATACAGAGAGTAAACCAATATATAGATCTAACAATGAATCCGAAGGATTAGAATTCACGTGGTCTTCCTGGATATATATTGATGACTTGAATAAAGATAATAAAAGGTATCAACATATTTTCAGCAAAGGAGATGGCGGATTTGATTCCGTTACAAATATTGCGAATGTAAATAACGCACCCGGTATGTATATTTCACCAATGACAAATAAGCTGCATATTATTATGGATTCAGTCAAAACTCCAGATATGTCTTCTGGTAAAAATCCCAATGTTATTAATATTGACAATGTTCCATTAAAGAAATGGGTCCATGTTGCTATCCGTGCGATGAATACAAAGATAGATGTATACGTTAATGGTATAATCGCAAGCCGCCTTGAAATGCTGGATACTCCAAAACAAAATTATGGAGATGTTTATGTAGGCCAAAATGGTGGGTTTTTTGGAAAATTATCAGCATTAAGATATTATAACCGTGCTTTAAATATTTTTGAAATTAATCAAATTGTATCAAGTGGACCAAAACTAACCGTTGTAAATGATATGGGAGCACAAAAAGGGTTTAAATATTTATCAAACTACTGGTATTCATCCAAATATTAGACAGGTCAATCGAACAATCTCGTAGTATATTATAAGTGATAATATACTATACTATGGCAACAACAAATGTATCTTTAGATGATGTTTGTCAACAAAGAAAAAAACAATTTTTATTTGCGGTCCCTCCACCCAGAAATACAATTTTAGGTGAAGGTAAAAACCCTTATTTGAAAGGGTATACTTCCGAACAATTGAATATGAGACGAAAAGCTGAAATATTAAAATATGCTGGTAACAAGCAATCTACTAAACAAAATTCGTTTACGAAAAAGGAGTTATATAAAAATGCGATGATGGGTTCTAATCGTAGAAGTAGTAGAGTATTAGATTGCCCTAATCCAGGTATTATTTATACTCGTAGTGGTGCGTCAGGGGTTCCTGGACCATCAATTGATTTATATCTGGATGAGACAGTTCCACTATATAATTATGAGACAGGTACAGAACCCAAAGGTATAACGCAATCACCTATAACTGATAAATGGAAGGTTTTAAATATTGATACTAATATATTTTTTAATGACGACGAAGAAACCCTGGTAACATCGTTGAATATAACTGATATTATTGACTTACCTTCGTATACATATAGAATGAATATCCCTGTTGGATTTAATATAATTGGTAAAAAAACGAACGATAACAATACGATATATGAATACAAGAATATATCAATATCATTGGACGATGTGAATCCATTTGAGTTTTTAGTAAAATATAATAATGATTACGTTCAAAACATAACACCTCTAATTGATTATACATACAACCAACAAACATTAAAATCATTTTCATTTGATATTTCTAATAATGCTGACAACTTTAACGCAGTATTATACGCAGGTGGCCTGAATATTTCAAATATAAATTTATATACTGAACCTGGATACATATATGATTTTTATGTAAAACCGAGATTGAGTATCAATGTAGGTGATATTGATGTTACTAGCACATTCAATGTAGAATATGATGTTAGTTACGGAATACTGATGAATCTATCTGAAAATAATATAAGTGATGCGTCAGGGTGCACTATAATAACTAGTCCTAGCACACAATTATATACTCCATTCTCAATAACGAATGTATAATCATTATTATATATGGCATATAACATCATATATAATATTTACCAAGTGCTACGGTCAGGATTACTCTTGACACTCTTAAGTGGGTGCTGCTGTGTTGGTTGTTTGGGTTGCATATTAGGAGATAATGTAGGATTTAAGCACATTTCCGCATTAGGAAAAACTTGACCTGACATACACTTTGAAGCATCATTTACTTCAACACATCCTCTACGACCGTTTTGTTCGCCAACTAAACACCAGCTGGATTTTAAAGAAGAACCATTATTTTGAATAGGGCTTTCTGCGCTATCAGATTTAGGTTCGCGTGTCACAATATCAAGGTCATTTTTAGTTTGGACGTTTACAGACGCTTTACTCGCATCTTTTAGCAGATTTCCAACAGATTGAACGGACCCTTCGGCAATATCAACACCCGCACGAGCAACATCAGATGTAATATCTGCGGTTTTGTTTAATAACGTACCTGCCGTATATCCAAAAATAGCCAATATCTGATATATAAGAGGTTTGAAAATATTAATAACCACTTGGACGATGTTTCCTACAATTATAAATAAATTTATCCCTAAAAGAGATAATATTAATAGGGCAACGAGAATAACTATCATATAGTTTTTTGTGTTTCCATCGGAAGCAATAAATTTAGTAGAACTGGAGATTGAATCCATTTTAATGATATAATATACAAAAATATTTTATTTGATAAGTTCGTTTGCTTTCTTCTTATATAATGTATTTTTAATGTAAATGGGATTATTTAACATGCTTGAAACAGTTTTCTTTGTGAGTTTGGCTATAACTTTTGTGCTTATATTATTTTTAGTGTATCACTTCAGACAAAAGTTCACCGCATTAGAAACTAAATGCGACACTATGTTTGAAATTATTAACAATATTGTAACAGAAATGAACAACCGCAATACTTTAGTGACACATCACGATATGCCTGAAAATGTATTATATACACCTGGTGCACAAAGTCAAGAAGACTATTATAGCACACCTGAGTTACCAAAATTACTAGTATCTGAAAGTGAGTATGAGAGTGAGGATGAGAGTGAGGATGAGAGCGAGGATGAGAGCGAGGGTGAGAGTGAGGATGAGAGTGAGGATGAAAGCGATGACGAGGACGATGAGGTTATTTTACCAGAAGAGTTGAATGAAAATGATGATAATAGTTCAATCAAGGTAATCGCAGTAGGAATGGAGAGTATTGACGATAGTATTAGTCCTCTGGAAGAGTATTCCAGTGTAGTATCAGAAGAACAAGACCCTGATATTCAAGAAGGATTAGATACGGAAAATACAGACCCTTTGGTAGTAGATAAATTAGAAGAGACTACTTTAGAGAATTCCCCCGAAGACATTACCATCCCAATGGATGTTTACAAAAAAATGAATATAACCGCATTAAAAGCATTGGTTATTGAGAAAGGATATGCTTCTGACACAACTAAAATGAAAAAGCAAGACCTATTGAAATTGCTTGAAACATCAGCATAAATGAAATCTAAATTACGTATTATAATTTCTAACTGTTTAGTATATTATAATGTTTTCACGTTCATCAAGTATGTTCCAAAGCGTAGATTGCGCATACCCTATTATTAAAGAAACTGTGCCTGAATCAGCTAGAGGTTACAATACAAATAACAAATATCCTGAATTCCCTCCACTAATGAGTGATGGGCGGTCAGTTACTGCTACGTGGCAACCAGAGGCATCTATAAATGCGGATTTAGTAGAAAATTCCGGCATTAAATCAAACTGGGAATATCGCAAGTATTTAACCGAAAATGCGAAAAAAATTATGGAGTATAATTTCCGCGAATCATCAACCGATACTGGATATTACAAACGCCCTATTGATATCCCCAGTATTCAAACCAACGAGGTGAAGGGATTCCATAATCAACCCTATTTATATTCATCTGGAACCGATAACACAAAACCATTCGGTTACGCATCCAGTGATTTAAAAGACTTATATTTATCAAGAGAACAATTAGCTGCTCGTAAAATGTCACCGGCAGTATCTCAACCAGTAACTCGTCCTGAGTAAATAGGCTAACGTGGATGTACTTGGCGATTATCTGGTGTAAATATAGCATTTGCCATTCCCAATGTTACAATTATGAAGAATACAACTATGAATTCCATATTTTATATCTTATTATTATTATGAATTTTACTGGTGTATAATAACAATCAATTTTTAGAATATACTTACTGTTTCAAATAATATAAATCATTATAGATGTATATTATTATACGAGAACTATGAAAGTAATTAGTTTTGATGTTGGAATAAAGAATATGGCGTATTGTATTTTAGAACACACGGAAAATGGAACTTTTATAGACAAATGGGGCGTTTTGAATCTTATGTCCGACGATAACATTTCTTATAATTGTGAATGTATGAATATTCCGAAAAGTAAAAAGGCTATTCCAAAAGAATGTGGTAAGAAAGCAAAATATCATAAAAATAATAAATATTATTGCGAAAAACACGCAAAGAATTGTTCTCAATATTTTATTCCAACAAAGGATATGTCAACTCCTTTTTTGAAAAAATTAAAATTAAATGATTTGATTCAGCAGGGTAATAAAAATCTTGTATTTTTAAATACGGAGAACATTAATAAACTAAAGAAAGCTGAATTGTTGGATATACTCACGGAATATTATAAAATAAATTGTTTTGAAGTTATTAATGATAAGAAGAAGAAGACTGCTGGAGAAACCGATTTAATCAGTATAGGAAAAGAAATGAAAGAACAATTAAATCAAATTGAGAACATTGACACTATAGAACACGCTGTTATTGAGAATCAAATATCACCTATAGCAACCCGAATGAAAACCGTACAAGGAATGTTAGCACAATATTTTATAATGGTGAACGACCAAATGAATATAGAATTTGTATCATCATCACATAAACTAAAACAATTTTCAGAATTAAAATTAGATAATAGAGAACCTTGTAATGAAATAACTGAAAATACACAAAATACAACCACAATTAATGCCAATTACAAGAAACATAAAAAAGATGGTGTGTATTATTGTTCTCTTATGTTAGATGCTAATAATAACTTAACAAAATGGAAGGATTCACTAAATACGAAGAAAAAAGACGATCTAGCCGATTCATTTTTACAAGGTATTTGGTATTTAAAACATCAAAATATAATAATGTATGCGGAGGATTTAAAAATAAATAGTGTATAAATATCATAATAGAATGGAAGTTGTAGATCTAGGTGCCCTCAGTGAAATTGATGATTTGCCAAGTCTTGAGCCTTCGAGAACTGGTTCTAATCTTGGAACGGGTATTGAATTATTGATGAATGAGAAAAAAGTGTCATCAAATGTAGATTTAAATTTAGGAGAACTAGACAATCTAGAAAATGAACTAAATGAAATTTCAGGACGCAATACACCCCAACCAGAAAATAATAGTGACGCAAGGTCTTTGTCTGGAATGGCATCTAATTTATTTGGGTTTGGAAGTACACCCGAGCCTTCATCTGCTTCACAACAAGACAATTCCGGTTCTAATCTAGGACAAGCTACACGTGATAGTATCGGAACAGCTAAAACTTGGGATGGATTTTCCAAGATGTCAGAGATGCCAATGAACGACGAGATTAAGGTAAATACTACAATGAATGAACGCGACCAGCGTAGAAAAAAACGTGCTATGCTTAAGAAGTTGGACGACTGGTATGAGAAAGGGTTAATTAAGCACAATTCCCATTTTACATTAGACTCTGATTTTGATGAGATAGAAGATGAATATGAAACCGCATTGGAAGATAAGCGTAAGAAGGATAGTGTTAAATTACAGGGATGGTGGTTTATGACATTTATCAATTCATTGGAGTATGCGAATACTGCGTTTAACCCATTTGATTTGAACCTTGATGGATGGGGAGAGCAAATTAACGAGGATATTGATAGTTATGAAGAGATATTCACTGAGCTTCACGACAAGTATAAGGGTGGAAAGCTAGCACCTGAAATATCTCTTCTTCTTCGTATTGGGTTTAGTGGTGCGGTTTTGAACTTTTCAAACAAGGCTCTATCGAGTGCTACACCAGCGTTTAATGATGTTATAAAACAGAGTCCTGAATTGATGAAGATGTTTACTAACGCAACTGTGAGTAGTATGAGCCAAGACTCTCCTGGATTTGCGATGGCAAATAATTTTATGCAAGATGCGGGTAATAAGCCACGTGGTCCTCCTCCACCAGCCCCTGTTGAAACACAAAATATGCCTCCTCAACCAAGACCTGGAATGAATTATTCAAATGAAGCCCCTTCTAATAGACCTGACATTAACGCAAGTCGTGGTACGATGTTTAGAGAACAAGGTGTTGATATGAATTCACAGCAGAATGTAAATGAACCTCCCAGAAGTATGCGACCTCCAGTCCAAAGACAAGAAATGAAGGGACCTCAATCAAGTGATATTGACAATATCTTATCTGGACTGAAAACCCGTAGTGTAAACATTCACGAGAGGGCTCAACCAACATCTCAAGGTGCCTCTAATGATGAGGATTCTGTAATTTCCATTTCATCATTGAATGGAATGCAGAATACAAATATGCCTAAGCGTGCTCGTAAGAAGAATTCTTCAAACAAGAACACTATTTCATTGGATATTTAGGATTTTATGTGTATGTATATATATCATGCCTAGATGCCCGAATGGTACAAGAAAAAACCGCAAAACTGGTAATTGTGAACCAAACTCAACAACGCCGGCTAAGAAGAAAAGCCCAACTGAAACACGAAAAAAAACAACTGCCAAAAAAATAACTTTAGACGATCATACAATTGATTTTTTTATAAAAGAGAATGCTGAATATATTCAAAAGTATAATGACACGGAAGACAACGTTCGTGCACATTTGAAAAAAACCTATTATAAACCCGGATTTAAAAGCAATTATTATCCCCGTGGAGAAGGATTAAAAAGTTTAAAAAAACATATAATTAGCACTATGCATCCAGGAATAAAAGAAGTTATCAAAAAAGAACCAAGATTCAAAACCATATATGTAAATATTGAATTGTTAAAATTCCAGGTCGAAGCACTATTTAGGTCATATTCGATGGGAGACTATAACGCTAGTGATTTTAGTAGCTCGGATAAAGAATATTACTAATCTATATTTTATATTATTACCATATTTCATAAAAATATTAATTATTTTATGAAATAATTCCGTGGGTTTATTTGTATTTTTGCCGATTTATATGAATTTAAATCGGCAATAGTGTATATGGATTATAAACTAATAATATTAACATTTATTGTTACGGCGTTGTGGGATGTAGTTTTGCGTTTCATGTCCCTCAATTATGAAAAACTCCCAAAATATTTTCAAATGGATTTCGTTGAATATTTAACTCCATATTTTAAACAACATACGCTTTTAGCAGCGGCATTAATTGCCGGGTTTGTAGGCGCTACAACCCAGCCTATTATTTTATCTATAATGAATTTTCCAAAAAGTATTTTTGATATAGCTTATATTAGTAAATTTATGATTTTGTCATTTATTATTAGTGCGTTATATGGTTTCATAATGAAATGGAGTAATTTATTTCCTCACTTAGTAACACATTACTATGATAAATTAGGAGTGGCAAGAAGTATGTATACTGATGGTGTCTCTGGATTAGTCGTTCAGACTACTTTACTGGCGATGTATCACATTTTTTCACTTTGGTAAAATAATAATTTCACAATTGATTATTATTTTATGCTAATTTATACATTTCTAACATTTTTTCTTTTTGTTTTGAATAATCAACTATCGGTTTTGGATAATTGACATCTTTATATTTTGTGTTGTTATATGTTTCATTCCAATTATGAATATCTGATGCATCTACTTTTTCTAATTCAGGAACCCATTTTTTAATATATTCAGCATTAATATCAAATTTATAACTTTGTATCCAAGGGTTCATATCTCGAAAATATGGTTTCATATCAACTCCTGTTCCACTAATACCTTGCCAATTACCATTATTAGAAGCAATATCATAATCGGTTAATTGTTGTGCAAAGTATTGTTCTCCAACACGCCAATCAATAAGTAATGTTTTTATTAAAAAACTAGCGGTAGTCATACGTCCTCTATTATGCATATATCCAGTAGTATTCATTTCACGCATACAAGCATCTACTAAAGGAAATCCTGTCATACCGGTTTTCCATTTTTCAATATTGACTTTACTCTGACTCCAGTTCAACGAACGAAACTTAGTTTGATAAGACTTTCCTACTACTTCAGGATAACAATATAATACGTGTGCGAAAAATTCTCTCCATATAAGTTCTCTAATTAATCCGTGGTTTAATCCAAATTTTTTCTTAAATGCGTGATATACTTCACGAATAGATACACAACCAAATTTGATATAAGCAGATAAATGAGTAGTTTTAGTTGTAAAGAAATCTCTGGTTGATTCATAGTCACGTTGCTTTAATAACGCATTTTCTAACTTTTCCTGCGCGTATATTCTACCCCCATGGACCAATATGTTGTCATTTACTTTTACAAATTGTTTCATTGCATCTCTCAATGTTATTTTATACTTTAATTTTTTACTCGATGTTGAGAATGGAAATGAAGTAACGTTTATTGGTTTTGAAACACGATTATTTAAAACAGCATTATAGAAAGGTGTATATTTTTTATAGGCGTTCTTTGAACTTTCAACTAAGACCGTTCCAGGTTCATATAAATAATAGTCTGGATACGTTTGGCATTCTATTTGTAATTTATTACATAGTTGTTTTGCTTCATTATCACGATGTATAGCATATGGACTATAGTCATCGTTAAAAAATAGATGAGTGATTTTGAGTTCTTCAATCAGATGTTTCAATATGATTGTCTGTGTACCATAAAAACATAGTAATTCTCCGCTATTTTTTTTAATATCAACGGCTAAGTCGTTTAGACTTTCAATCATAAACTGTACTGAATTATCCGATTTATACTTATTATTAGTCACTTGTTCTGGAGTGAATATAAAACACGTATATAATTTATTACACACGAACCCAGCATTATTTAATGCAACATTATCAGAAATACGAAAGTCACGATGAAATATAAATAACCCCCTATCAGTTGTCATAGTTAAATAATATAGATATATTTATGTAAAATCTTTATTATTTATTTCGATGAAGAATATAAAAATAAATCTTTATTTTTATTAGAGATGGATTGGATTTCAACCACATATCACTTTTTAAACGCGGTATTATTTACAAATGTAGAGTATCTCGTGCAATCAACTAATAACGTGATAAATCAAACCCGCAATATTGACTATATGCCAATCGTAACCAAATTGTTTTTGATATATGTAGATGTAAAAACAGGAGTGTCTAAATGTGGAAATTATTTATATAATAATTTTGATGTTGTAAAAAATACAGTAGACACTACATCATACAAATTAGATAAAGTAAAGGCTATTTATAACGAACACCGTATCGAACCGTTTGATAATAACTGGGTATGTATATCTATACTATTAAATAATGACAAAACTTTATTCGCAGGTAATCAAACTATATATTTAGAGAATTATCAACATATCACCCCCCATACCACTCATGATGTGAGTAAAAAAGATTATTATAATGACTGTATTTCCTATTTCGGAAAGATGGCAACATCAATTGCGAAATGTGATAACAATGTAGTTGAAACAATGGTTACAATGAAATTAGATGAGGGAGTCTTTAATAAATCATTCAATAAAAATACAGACAACACAACCTATTCCAATACTCGCATGAAATCACAATTTTTAACTATTGAATACACTCATCCCAAAATGAAGGACCGAATAGTAATGGAATTAGACAAAGACATATACTTTACTGACAATATAATATTATCCCCTCTTTTTATTAAGAGATACTTGGAATATCAAGATAAAGAAGTTATTTTTGATGAAAATTATACTGTTAATTTGATGGACAATAATGTAAATATGATTACACTTTCTTATTCTCAGTCGGTTTTGTTGTCAGATAATTCATATAAGGTTATCAAAAATGAATAAATATAACAAATAAATATAAAGATTTTTCTCCTACTATATTACGGGCGTAACTATGGATACAGTGAGTATTCAATCCCACCAACATATGTTAAATGATAAATGGAAATTATATTACCATTTACCACACGACAAAAACTGGGATGTATCAAGCTATTCAGTAATTCTGGGTAGTATTGACAATGCCGAAAAAGTCATATTATTGAATCAAACTATTCATGATAATGTATTAAAAAATTGTATGTTGTTTGTAATGCGGGAAGGTATTACGCCCATGTGGGAAGACCCACGAAACCGAAATGGTGGTTGTTTTTCATATAAGATATCAAACCGATTTGTTGCTGACGTATGGAAAAAATTATTTTACATGATTACTGGAGAGACTATATGTAAAGACAATTCACATAGTAAACACGTAAATGGTATCACCGTTTCACCAAAAAAAAACTTTTGTATAGTAAAAATATGGTTAGATGTTTCCACCCTACAAGACCCTAATATTATCTCTAATATACCAAATCTTCAACAACAAGGGTGTCTATTTAAGAAACACGAACCAGAATTTTAGATGTAAAAATTGATACTACTAATATTATTGTTTGTAATGAAATAAACAATAATTATGAAGACAATTCGCAGATATATTGCTGCTTTAGGTGACGATATTGAATATATTATAGGTAAACACGCGAGTGATAATTTTGAAATAATAGACAATTCAAAGGAAAATGATTTATGGTTCCATATTAACAATGAGCCATCCGGGCACGTTATTGCGATTATACCAGATGATATAACTTTTTCAAAAAAACAACTTCGTCAGATAATAACACAAGGGGCTCTTGTATGTAAAGAACATTCAAAATATAAATCACAACGAAATTTGGAAGTAATATATGCTTCTGTCAAAAATGTAGAAAAAACAGATATAATTGGAAAGGTTATGATTACAAATTCTAAAATAATCTCTGTATAAAATGTTTTGTAAGTCCAATGTATAAGAATGTCTGAAGAAAAAACTAGTATATCTCATCATACAATGATGGATTTATTACGTGCAACTCTATTAGTATACAATTATGGTGAGAATTTTGAATTAGAAAATAAAGAAGAAACAGTAGAAGAGTTTGTATCTGAATTGAAAGAAGAGCACGAATTTGAAAATTTAGAAATGGATTCAGTAAAAAAAAAGGTGTTAGTTGAAATTTCGGATAATGTTCCAACTGGAAAATTATATAAATTTATAAATGACCCTGAAACAGATATTCAGGTAGGAATTGCTGTAAGTGAAGGAAAAAAGAGAATAACTGTAGTATTTCGCGGTAGTGAATCTATGTTGGATTGGTATTATGATTTAATGGTATTCAAACAACAATTGAAAGATAATATTTACGTACATAGTGGGTTTTACTCACAACTTACCTCGAATTTTGTATATGAAGAATTAGTCAAAAACATCAACCTGATTTTAGAAGAACATCCAGATTATGATATTTATGTTACCGGGCATAGTTTAGGTGGAGCATTATCAACCTTGTTTGGATATATGTTAGCTAGTAGGATTGTAAATAATGTAAATGTAGTTTCTTTTGCGAGCCCACGTGTAGGTAATTATGAATGGAAAAAATCATTTGAAGAAACCACAAATCTTACCCATTATCGTGTAACAAATAAACGCGATATAGTGACAGCATTCCCATTTTATAAATATTACCATGTTGGCACAAATATACAATTATCAGATGAAAAATATAAAATTTATAAAGATGATAGTGTAAGGAAATGGTACTCAGAGACTTTTTTTACTTGTTGGAGCCCGTCCGAACATAACTGTGAATTATACTACAAACGAATGAATGATAATATATGGTAAAATAGGTATAAATAATAATTATTATATTATTTATACAATGGTAAAATACTTAGTTGGTATTTTATGTTCCAGTAATGTTCGTTTATTACGCGAAACGGTAAATAGTGTAATCAACCAAATAAACTTTGACGACTATCATATTTTTATTATTGTGAATACATTAGACGAGTTATTTTATCAAGATGTTATACGAGAGTTTGGGTACAATAAACATGAAAAACTTAAAAAAATAATTAGAACAGAATCGAATGGTTCTCCGGGAAAGGGACATAACTCAGTATTGGAAATATTTTATAATAATCACAATTACGAAAACCTAATTAAAGTAGATGGTGATGATTTTTTATTTCCATGTGCGATTGAAAGAATCAACAATATACAAACGGAAGAAAAAAGTGATGTAATAACATTAGTAGGGAACTGTAGTGTAAGTAATACTATATTTAAATACAACAAACAAAGAAAAATAGACCCAGATACCGATATGTATTGTCGGGATTATAATATACATCTTGGGTTTCACATTCAAGAAGTAAACAATATACGACAAATAGATGATGGTTTTGATACATTGACATTAACACCATTACGTTTATTAAGTGTTAATCGTAAAATATTATCAAAATACATGAAATTATATAACGACGACATGTATAAAGGGGTAGATATAGAGTATTGTGTTATATTTTATAAAGAACTAACTAATCCCGATTATACTATAACGCATTTAAGTGACCCATATATTTATTTATACAATGGTATTAATGACGATAGTGTAACCAAACATCATGATAATAATGTAAGTATTTTTAATCATGATAAAAATATTAGAGATAACCTTTTGAAAAAATATGATTTGACTGACTATAAAATTAGTAATATCAACATAATTGTATATCAAAATAAGATAAAGGAGAATGTGAACCCTGATATAATTGATAAATTTTACGATAAAACGCTATTCTCACTTATACGAATAAATAATGAATATATCCACCATTAATAATATAAATATAGATGATTATACTATTTATATTATGGTAAAATACTTAGTTGGTATTTTATGTTCGAGTAACGTAAGATTATTAAAGGAGTCTTTTCTTAGTGTTATCAATCAGAATGGGTTTGATGACTATGAAATAATGATTATAGTAAATACGTTGAACGAAGAGTTTTATCAAGACGTTATGTATGAATTTGGTAAGAATAATTATACAAAATTAAGAAAAATAATAAGAACAGAATCAAACGGTTATCCGGGTAAAGGTCATAACTCGGTATTAAACATATTTTACAAGGATTATCGGTATGATAATTTAATTATGTTAGATGGTGACGATTTCCTTTTTCCAAATGCTATACAGAGAATAAATAATATTCGCACCGCTGAAAATAGTGATGTGATTTCATTATATGGAAACACGAAAATTGTAACGAATAATGCTAACTATCATAAGTTAAAGAATTTAAATAACAGTTCAAATGGTACATATAATTTACAGTTCTATTATAATGTAGATGAATGTAAAAATATAACTAGTCTTACTAACGAATTTAATACGACACTCGCAACACCAGGTAGATTAATATATATTAACCGAAAATTATTATCCAAATATATTCAGTTATATGACGAACGAATGTATATTTATGATGATTTTATGACGACAGTTCTACTCTATAAAGAGGATAAAAATCCACAATTAAATATTACACATCTTTCTGATTCATATATATACCTTTATAATGCGGTAAATGAAGACAGTGTATCATATAAATATACAGATGAAACTAATTATGCCAAAAATGATAACAAATATAAGCGGGATTTAATTCAAATACACCTAGATAAATATAACATTACTGATACTAGTATTAAACCTTATTCTACTATAGTAAGTGACACGATTAATATTCAAGATATGCATACTTTTCATAAGCAGATGATTTTAAAATTACATACTACTCTTCCAATAATTTTACCTAAGAAAAAGATTTTATTCATTGATTATTCTGAATGGGATTATAATACTATAAATAAACGTGCTTTAGGTGGGACCGAAGCAGCAGTATATAATCTATCAAATGTATTATCTAAAAAATATAATGTTAGTGTTATGACACGAACTGATGAAAAAACTATTATTCACGCGAATTTACAGTATTATCCATTAGATGTTGATTCTATAAAAACAATACATCCCGACATTATTATTTTTCAAGGACAGTGCCCTCTAAGTAAGGAAATCTTAATAAACATTAATCCAAACATTCAACTATGGAATTTGATGGAACACGACATAAACGTGGCATTCATAACAAATGAGGTCGTTCAATATCCATTTGATAGATACATTTTTGTAAGTAATTGGCAAAAGAATCGGTTTATACAACAATATAGACTCGACCATAATAAATGTATTACAATGCCTAATGGTATATCTCCATTGATTAATTTGAATGAATTGAAGTTCATAGAAAAAGAAAAGACGATGATTTATTATAGCACTCCTTTCCGTGGGTTAATTGTTGCGTATCATCTATTTCAATTGGTGAAGAAACACATTCCCGATATAAAATTAAAGGTATTTTCGTGTTTTTCTCGTGAGGTTGAGAAAAATAAAACAGAGTACCTTCCAATTACAGACATAAACGAAGTAAATCATACTGAAATGGATAAGTATTATCATCAAATATACCAATTACTAATCGACGACCCAAACATTGACTTTTATGGTTCTGTTCCACAACAAGTATTATTCAATCATATCAAAACATCTATGATATTGTTTTACCCAAATACATATGCGGAAACTTGTTGCACTTCTATATTGGAAGCAATGGCATACAGATGTAATGTAATTTCATCTGAATTGGGCGCTATACCTGAAACATCTAATGGGTTTGCCAACTTATACAATCCTCATATTGATGTCCTTCATGAAGAAATCGTTGCGGATGAGTTTATAAAAAATCCCGTTCAACTAGAAAAAATACCAGGAAGTTATATACGACAATTTGTAACAAAAACTATAAATGTAATTAACAATTATTATAGTGAATACAATCAAATACTATTAACAAATCAACAGAACTATATTGATAACTGTACGTGGGAAAAACGTGCTGAAATTATTGAAAAGCATATACCATCAGTGTAATAACTACGTATTATTCATTACATACTTAGTTATTTGAATTCTTGAAATATTCAACTGTTCTTGTTATACCATCTATTAGGTTATATTTTGGATTCCAATTTAAAATGGATTGAGCTTTTTGAATATCTGGTTTGCGATTTGTTGGGTCATCTGATGGTAATGGAAGATATATTAATTGTGAGGTTGATTGTGTCAGTTCTATAATAACACCGGCCAATTCTTTGACAGTTAGTTCATATGGGTTTCCAATATTTACAGGATATATATAATCTGAATTCATTAGTTTGATTAACCCATTCATTTGGTCTTCAATATAACAAAAACTACGAGTTTGACTACCATCACCATATAATGTAATATTTTCATTATTTAATGCTTGATTTATAAAATTCGATACAACTCTGCCGTCGTCTTTATCCATCCTTGGGCCATAAGTATTAAAAATGCGGACAATGCGAATATCTACATTGTATTGTTTGTGGTAATCCATCATTAGAGTTTCAGCCACTCGTTTACCCTCATCATAACAACTACGAATACCAATTGTATTCACATTTCCACGATACTCTTCTTGTTGTGGGGTTATTTCAGGTTCGCCATATACTTCTGATGTAGATGATTGCAGTAAAGTAGCATTGTGATACTTTGCTAAATCTAACAAATTTAATATACCTTGAAAATTCACTTTTAATGTGTAAATAGGGTCTATTTGGTATTTTGGAGGAGAAGCAGGACACGCAAAATTGTATATTTGGTCTATTTTGTGGTCTGTTAGAATTAAGGGTTCAATTATATCGTGATTTATAAATTTAAAGTTTGGATTTTCAGATAAATGAGATATATTATTTAAATTCCCAGTATAAAGGTTATCTATACATATCACATAATTTCCATCAATTAGTAATCGTTCACACATATTAGAACCTATAAATCCGGCACCGCCAGTTACTAAAATAGTTTTCATATAGAGTATATGAGGGTTATGTTTCAATAGGTATTACGCAAGTTTGAATAACATACATAAAATATGGTATTCAATTTATACAACTTATAGTGGAGGCAAGTTTGCCAAACACAGCTTTATGCTACCAAGTGACGCAACGTCATATTTAATAATCAATGGTAGATCATTACCAAGATACATCTCAAGATGACTACATAAAGGAGTGCATTTAATAAAATGAGAAAGACTCTTCAGTGAAAATTCACCTTGATAAATAACAGAATCATCGGATTTTTGAATAAAATTCATATTATCTTTGGACTCTGACCTAAAAATTCGTGAACTAGCAAAACTACCTTCGCACGAAAATACAAGGTCACTTCCGACCGATTTAATTTCAATACGGTCAGAAATACTATTTAAATCACGGATAATCTTTTGAAAATCCGACGTGGGTAGATTTATGACTGTCGAATATTCAACGTTCGGAATATAGAGTTCGTCTGTATCTGGTTCAATCAATCGTAGTTTTTGACTATAACATTGTTTAATATCTCCATTATCATATTGAAGTCCCAAATGAGAAACTATACCATCGTGATAGTCTGCTTTATCAATATACATTGATAAAGTGTCATCATTTGACATAGTTGAAATCACTTTAAATAGATGCAGTGTATTCGCACATACAATAATCTTGTCCGGTTGACAATCGTATTTTTCGAATTTACTAGCGTCTAACAATACATTTACCAGAATAGTATGTGTTTTATCAAAATTAATAATCTTCATACCATCTTTAGTAAAAGTGATAGTAGCATCTGTTAAGATATCCTTAATCGCAGTAATCATATTTCGTATAGGCTGAATCTGAACGGTTTTTATAGTTAATACATTATTTTCTTCATTCATGGTCCTACTAGTATAATTAGTATAATGCGTTTGTTTTTATATTTTATTTGAATTATATCTATTTTTTAGAATATTTCTTCATAGTATATTTTTTACATTTTCCTTTTTTACGACATGTTTTAGAAGCAAGTTTAAGTGCTTTACTATTAGGCTTACACCCTGAATATAATAAATGATAATCGACTACACTTGCGTTTCCTCCAGTAACGGCACTTGCCAATCTTGCGATACCCCATGAATCGGGGGTTTGATTTGGACGAGACCCACCAGAATAGTACGCCGCACGCCCTTTATCTACAATTGAAGTAAGAGTTTTTTTAGAACAACCTGTTTTTATAGCTAGTTTTCTAGATGGTTTCATTGTGGAAATACCGTATAATTTTTTTGCGGTTTTTACATGGGTTGAAGGTTTTGTTTTGAACGAAGCAACTTTTGGGCGTGTAAAGTATTTATCGTTTTGATAAAGCTTACGCGATTTTAGTATATTTTTACGTTGTTTTTCTTTATCTTGTTTTGATAAAGATATAGGTATGTACCGTTGAGGAATATACATTATTCTATAATATATTTAGAAAAATATACTATGGATATATATAGCAATGGCTACTCCCGTTCCTCTAAATAGTGAAAATTACCCACAACTAAATACGTCTATTATTGATATTCTTAAAGGTGGTAAACGTCCTTTAATATCTATATTTACCAGCGCCGATGGAACTGTATACGCAGCAGATACTCACGGAGATATTAACGAGCGTGAAGTTCTAAGTGCGAGTTATACCGCTTCTTATCAAGATAAAGATGG